GATTAACAATTCAGTTTTCAAAACTGATGAAAGTAAGACAAGTAATTGCTGAAGAAAAAATAAAAACCACTATTGAAGTTGCGGAAAACATTTTAGAACAAGGTAAAAAAGTTATAATTTTTTCTAACTTTACGGAACCCTTAATGAAAATTCACGAACATTTTGGCAAACAGTCCGTTTATTTGGACGGCTCAACAACTAAACCAGCGAGACAAAAAGCAGTTGACGATTTTCAAACAAACGACAAGGTTAAAGTTTTTTGTGGTAATATAAAAGCGGCAGGGGTTGGGTTAACTCTTACAGAAGCCGAGTGTGTAATTATGAATGATTTATCGTTTTTACCCTCTGACCATGCACAGGCGGAAGATAGAGCGTATAGATATGGACAAAAAAATAACGTATTGGTTTACTACCCAATCTTTGAGAACACTATTGAAGGGGCAATTTATGACATTTTATCTAGAAAAAAACAAATAATCGGTACTGTTATGGGAGACACTGATGAAGGTTCTATAGATATAGTTGAGGAAATATTAAAAGAAATCAATAATAGATGAGTATTTATTATTGATGAAATCTTTAAAGTTATTATCTGAAAGTTTATTAAATCAAATTAATGGTGAGGAGGAAAGTGATTTAAAATTCTTCTTAACTGAAATGAAAACCATCGGTATTGATAGATTACCGTATTCATATTCTTCTTTACGTAGGTTCATTGACCCTGAAACAATGAAAATACATTACCAAAGACATTATAAGGGTTATGTAAAAAAATTAAATTCAGCTTTACGTAAAAAAGACTATGGTGATGTTGAATTAGAAAATATTATAAAACAAATATCCAAATATAACGAAACAATAAGAAATAATGCGGGGGGAGCATTTAACCATGCGTTATTTTGGAAAATGTTATCTCCAACTTACCAACAACCAAATGGTCCTATATTAGAAAAAATAAAACAACAGTTTGGGACTTATAGAAAATTTAGAACTAAATTTGAAGAATTAGCAAGAAAAAGATTTGGGTCTGGATGGGTATGGTTAGTTGTAAAAGATAACGGGTCATTAAAAATTATGACGACACCGAATCAAGATAATCCATTAATGAACATAATTGACAGAGGTGGATTTCCAATATTAGGACTTGATTTATGGGAACACGCTTACTATTTAAAGTATCAGAATAAAAGAGACGAATATATAAATAATTTTTGGGAAGTTATTAATTGGAAATTTGTAAACGAACTTTACAAACAAAGAATAGAATCTAAAAGATAAATTAATTGATTTTGATATTTATTAAATAAAGATATCAAAATGGCAATAATCGCAGAACCAGAAAGAAGTCAATTATATACAAAAGTACGTCATGTATTAGGGGCTCCTTTACGCTCAATTGAATTAGAAGACGAGCAATTAGACACTATATTAGAATTCTCAATTGGTGATTATTCACAATATATCCAAGATTGGTTAATAGAATCTCAGTGGACTTCATTATATAATTTAAATTTAGACGTAAGTTCTTTATCCACTGCATTTATTACAAGAAGTTTTGATTACGAACAACGATATCAGTATGCTTATTCTAAAATTGTAGGCTTACAAAATAATGGACCGTGGGTACTAAAGAAAGATTACATACAATTAGAACCTAACGTACAAATATATGAAATACCTGCTAATAGAGAAATAAACGAATTACTTTGGTTCACACCAACACCAATGACAAACGTTCTCTTTGACCCATGGAGTTTTGGGGCTCTTGGCGGTTATGGTCTTGGTGGTCCAGCAGGATATTCGCAAATGGGATATACAGGGTCTTATTTTATGATGCCAGCATTTGACATGATGTTAAGACTACAGGAAATTAATATACAAAAAAGAATCATTGCGGGAGATTTAACATATCGTGTGACAGCATTACCTGAAGGTAAAAAAGCAGTACATTTAATGCAAACTCCTGGTGGTAAATTTGACTTTGGTAATTCATCTTTAATGAAAGGTCAGGTTTGGTATTGGTATTATGATACTGAAGGTGCGGATAGAGATTCTTGTTTAAGAGATAATCCTGATATTATAAAATTACCATCAGACGTTCCTTTAGATGAAATGTCTTGGTCAGATTTAAATAACCCAGCAAGACAGTGGGTTAGAAGATATTTTGTTGCAAGTTGTAAAGAAACACTGTCAAAAGTAAGAGGAAAATATTCAGGAAATTTAAAAACACCAGATTCTGAATTAACTATGGATTACGCTTCTTTAGCCACTGAAGGTAAAGATGAAAAAACAAAATTAATAGAGGAATTAATTGGTGCAGACGGAAGATTAACAAGATTAAGACCTGAAAAAATAATGGAAAGAGAGGCTCTAATTGCCGAAAATTTACAGAAACAACTTAAAACAAGAGCATTTCCAAGAAATATATATGTAATATAATGCCAGTACAAAAATCAATACCGAGTCAAAGAATAATTGGAGGTGTTTTAATTGAGACTTCGGAAATATCATTTGTTTCTGAACAATTATACACAACAAATGGAGAATCTCTAATAATTGTTAAGGATGTTGAGAACTGTCAAATAATTTTAGATTCTTCTAAAACTGACCATGTTACAATAAAATCATTAACAAATACTAAAATATCTCCATTAGTTGGTTTAATTGATGAAGAATATTCTGAAGTAAATATTAAAAAAGGCGCATGTATTGAAATTTACTTCTCATTTGGAAATTGGTATATAGTCTCTTCTGACGGAATTAAGTCAGAATAATTACACCATTTCTTCCCACCCTTCTTCAGCAAGTTCATATATATATTCAGGATTAATACCTCGTTTATCCCAATAAACTTTTTCTTGTTCTGTTATTGTTAATAAATCTTCAATACTATCTTGGTCTGCAGGTTCAAATGGAACACCATTAATTAATTTACATTGTTCTTTTGTGAACACACCTCTATCTTCAGGTTTATCAACAATCAAATTATTTCTTACTTCTTCACCAAAAACAATTAATAATGGTTCAATTCTTTTATTAAAAGTAACAATTGCTCTTGGGACATTATAATCACCTAACATATCAGGGTTTGACTCTAACTCAGACTGATTCAATCTATAACAATTAAGTTGAACTACTGAACCGACCATATCTGAAATTGCTATTTGATATGCCTGTTCTGTTGGAATTCCCGTATTTGCTTCTTTGTTTGTCGCATTACTACGAACCCAGTTATCATCACCCCAAGATTGTTCCCATCCATTTTTTTGTAAAAATTTTACCTTTTCTTTTCTATCTTCATTGGTTTTGAAAAATATATCTAATTGTTCTTGAGACCATCCTTTTTTTGGTTTATTTACTTTCTGAACATCCCCGTGAGACGCCTTAACCCCATTATTAACATAGAATATTACATCACCTAAACTCACCGCAATACCATCTCTTATTGCAAGCTCCATGTGTGCCATACGAGACATTTCATTACCTGCTTTGGTTTTTTCTTTTGAACGTTTTTTGTAATCTTCAATTGACAATTTAACCTTTGCTCTTTGGGCAATTTTCATTAAAGGAATCTGTCTATTATAGATTTTTTCTAAGTATTCATAATACCACTCAACAAAGTCCTGTCCATTCCCTTCAAGTAACATCTTGATTCCTTTGTCCAAAAAATCCTCAATATAAAGAGGAAGTTTTTTACTCTTAATTGAGTTACCTGTAAGTTTAATTTTACCATTATGTTCCATTGTTGCATAGTTCTTACGAGCAATGTTCATACAAGATTTCCAAGTACCATCACAGTCAAGACCCATTGCTCCTTTCATGAACATATCATTAAACTCGGCAACATCTGCGTCGTACCCTTTATATTCCTTACCTTCCTTAACTAACCAATTTTTCCCCTTACCGATATACACTCTATCGTCTACACCACCTTCGGGTAATGAGAAGTTCATACCATCCGTATCACATACAAGTGGGGTATATCCTCGTTTCATAAAGAATCGTAACATCTGACGAAGATATTGTCGTCCTGTACAAGTAATCTGTTCACCCATATACATATCTCCCCAGTGATATACTTGGGGAGCTGATAGAGCTCCAAACATCGAGTTAATAAAAATCTTAATCGGTAATTGTTTTCTATCGTATGATGTAGATTTTTTAGTGTCTATTTCGGAATATTCTTTAGCCAAGTTTTTATACTTAATACGGGTGTTACGAAAATAATTTAACATTCCTTTCATCGCTCCTGTAATATCACAGGTTGGGAATACATCGTGAACAAGTTGTATTGAAGGATAAAGTGACGAGAAGTCAAGTTTCAATACATCAGTTGAGTATCCTACTTTTAATAATCTGGATAATCCACCTACAAAATCTGTTTTTTCATTCTTTGCAGGAATCGCTAGTTTATGTTTATATGACCATGCTCTCATTTGAATTTCCCATAATGTTGCGGTTCCCATAGTGGAAACCCTTTCATATGTTGTTGGAACTAATGACGCGAGTAGAAAAGAGCCTTGGTTGAATTCCTCATCTACCTTTAATGTTTCTTCCAAGTCATCATCAAGATATCGTTCAACCAAATCATCACCAGTTGTTTTAATATAAACATTTGGGTGCTTTGAGCATGATTCGTCAATTGATTGGTCTAACCCTACTTTTTTATATTTCCCATTCTGAATGTTTAACCAATATTCTTCTTTTTTGGAATACATTGAGCCTATGTCTGTATGGTCAATATAGACTCGGTCAGGAGCTTCAGCCTTAATATATTGAGTGATATACTTCAAACCTGCAGATTTAATACTTGAATTAATTGCCTGAGCTCTTCTTACCGCATGTAATGTGTCGACAACATTATACCCCCACATTGATGTTTGGTTAAACCTCTCAACCTCATTCGCCAATTTCAATAAACTTTCAGATTGTTTTATTTGGTTTGACGGATTTAAAGTTTTTGCAATTTTTTTAATATCAAGATTTAAACATTTTGCCCTTTCAAATATCCAAAACCAGTCGAAGTTAAAACCATTATAAGATGCAATTATACTTGGTTTTAATTCATCAATTCTATTGAAGAATTTAATTATACCTTCTCTTTCTTGTTCCTCTGTTGCACATTCTATTACCTCACGAAAACCTTTATTTGTTTTCATACCAATCATAAAGATACGTCCATCTTTTGGTTCTAATGAAGTTGTCTCTAAGTCGAATACAAATCTAGTAATACTATCGTAATCGTCAAATCCTTTAAATAATCTTTTTTCTTTTACGACCAAATATTGCTCAACAGGGGGTAAAATCAAAACTAAACTTTTAGTTTTTTCACCCCACGGGTCAACACCGCCCTCTCTAAAAAACTGTATTAGCGAACGATAACCGTTTAAAGATTTAACCATAAAAGTTAAACCTCTCTCAAGCCTATCGTTACCATCTGTTCTTAATTTTTCAATGACAATTTTATGTTTAGTCATTGCCTCTTTTTGTAATGCCTTGGAGGATTGATAAAAGTTTAACCCACGTAAATCACCAACCCATGCGAATGGAATGAACGTATCTTTTTTAATTTGTTTTCCGTGAATTGGGTGCTCAATAATTTTCCAAATACAATCTTTTACATAATCGTATTCTATTGCGACGATATATTTTTCTTCGTCATTTCCTTGAAGGAAATTTTCAATTTCTTCGTTTGATATCATTTAATAAATTTGGTGTATTTGCTTTCGAATTATAGGTCGAAATTTACCTTTTTTAAAAAATATCAAATAAAAATGTTTAAGTCAACTATTTTGGAATCGTTGCGGTACAAATGTATTGAGCATTTGTTGCGACTAAATTACCCGTATCCAGAGTGCCTGGTGATAGAATTGTACTATCGAATATTGCAACTCCATTTTTAGTCAATCTTAAAGTTGCGGATGAACCTCCACCAGGGGTAAAGATTAACCTAACTCTATATGTATTTCCACTAGGTAATATAAAATTAGAAGTAGTATTTGTAGTTACAATAATTGAGTAACCTAAAGTTACATCGTCAATCCTTAAAGTATTTATTGAAGAATTTGATGTAAAAGAATAAATAAAATTACTATTTGACGGTGTTGGGGTATTTGTTTGGGTTGGGGTTAATGTTGGAGTTGGGGTCTGCGAACTAGTCTGCGTAGGTGTTTGGGTTTGTGTAGGCGTTTGCGTTTGTGTTTGTGTAGGTGTTTGCGTCTGTGTAGGTGTTTGAGTGTTAGTTTGTGTCGGTGTTTGAGTTTGAGTAGGTGTTGGGGTCTGTGTCGGGGTTGGTGTTGGATTTGGGGGATTGCAACATGGTAAGTCTACGATATATTTTGATTGACTTCCAAAATCATTAACAGAAAATGAGTCAATTATGTTTACATATATCTTCTCTTTTAATGGAAGTAATACTACACCATTATCACTTGATATAGAAAATTGAGTTGTAAATTTACCTATTTCATTAGTTTCCTTTCTAGTAAATTGGTAATTAATATAATACAACATTTTATTTTCAAACGAAGAAAATTCAGAAGTTACAAAACACTCTTTTGAGGCGAACAAAATAGTACCATTTGATTCGTTAATTAATGATAAATAAACAGGTAACTCACTGTTAATATAAGAGTTAAGGTGATAGTCACTTCTACCATCTAAACACATCTCGACTTTTAATATCGGTAATGAAGCTCCTTTTTTAATATAAAAGTCCATTAATTACAAATTTTTCTCCAATGTTTATGTATAATTTTTCAGTAATTGGTAGAATTGCAGTACCATCATCAGACACTATTAAAAATTCCCCTTCATATCTACCAACTTTATTAGTATCTGAAGAAGAAAATTTATAGTAAATATAATATTCTACCTTGGCATTAGGTTCAATAAATGTCTTCGTTGTAATACCCGCAGGTTTATTTAAAAATTTATATACTCCCGTCTCAGCATTTTTCATCGAAAAATAAATAGCTGAATTTTCAACCAAAGAATTAAAATCATCCATAGAGGATTTTCCATCCTCAAAGAATTGCATTTTTAATAACGGTAAAGTCGCACCTTGTTTTATGAAAAATTCCATATTACATAAATATAGAATTAACACTCTTTTCTTAAAGAAGAATCATAATGGTCAAATCGATTATGTTCGGTAGGGGTCATTAATAATATTCCAGGTTTTAAATTTCCTTTAATAGTTTCTTGGAAATTGTGGGACATTAATGTTTGTTCAAAAGGATGTTCATATTTTGTTTCAATATAACATTTATAGTTTCCCTGTTTTGATAGTAATATGGGCCAATTACATAGATAAACTTCTCCTGATGCGTATGGAACCCCTTTATGAGATTTTATTTCATTAAATTTTGTTCTTGGGGCATTTGGGTCCAATCCCATTTTAGGTAATTTTTTATTTTTTGGCCAATGAGACTCTCTAAAATTTTGAGGGACATTATACCAACTCCACTGTGTACTGTTATCCCCATAAAATTCAGTAAAGTTTAATTTTATAAAATCAAAATTTTCTTTATTAATTATTTCTAAACTTTTTTGATATAAAGAATCTGTGTACCGATTAAACCCATTTTTACATACCTCACCTTTTTTAGAATAAAAAAACATATCATCCTCAAAGAAAAACATATAATCTAACTCAGTATTATAAAAATGTTCAGCTATAAATTGTCTACCTCCAGTAATCCCAATGTTATCTTTTTTAATATGTTCAAAATCGTATTCTTTACATATCTCTAAGTACCTTTCAGTTGTAGACAAATCAGTTGAATTATCTAATAAAAATTTTTTTGGTTTGTGAATAAAATCAGAATCATATTCCATCATTGAGTTAATTAAAGTCTCAAATTGATTAGGACTGTTAAATGTTATGACATATAATGCGGTTTTTTCAATATCAAAATTAACAGT